ATATCGGTCATGGCGAGTCTGCCATTTTGACCGCGAACCGCATAGCCGAAACCGCGATCAGATTCACCGGGGCCAAAGAGGCCACCACCAAGCCCCCCAAGCGTGCCGCCGATCAACCCCCCAAGAGGACCGCCGATAAGAAAGCCAGCAAGACCCCCCAGGCCGGAACCAATCATGCCGTTTGTAGATTGCGCTGAACTTCGACCCATCATAGAGTTTAAAAAGCTACTAATGGCGAAGCCACCACCTATGCTGCCCATTGCGCCGCTAAGAGTGAGCGCGGACCCACCCATGAGAGACGTGCCGCCCAGCCCGAGCATTCCCGGCGTGCCAGCGGAAGCCATGCCCCCAAAACCACTCGCAATACTAGGCTCTAAAAGCCCCGGTATCATGACGGTGCTTGGCGCTGTGCCGAAAATAGAAGCACTAAGCCCACCGCCACTAATCCCCAGCGAACCAAGAATCCCTTCTTTCGGAATCAAGGACGAAAGCCCGAGCAGGTCCATCAAACCCCCGCCGCCACCCGCAGCGCCAGCCACCGCACCGCCTGCGCCAAGCACGGACAGGCCCGCGCCAAGTGTCGGGCGCATAGAGCCGCTGAAAAGGCTATTCAGGACGGGGTTGATGACGCCAAGGCGAATGATGGATTGGAGTATGGACGACATGACACCGCGAACGATGTTGCCGAAGTTGAGCGCGCGGATTTCGCCCTTGGAGAAGGCTTCGGTGATGGCGTCGCCAACCTGCTCGAAGGCCCGTTCGCCAATGCGGCCAAGTTCCTCGTAGGAGTTTTTGAAGTAATCAATGTCTTGGCGACGGCGAACAATGTCTCGGGCATCGGCTTCCGCCGCACGAATATCTTCTTCGCTGCGCCCTCGCGCTTGCTGGCGAGCGCGAAGCGCGGCCAACTCTTGTTCACGAAGTGCGACGTTCTCCCCAAGAAGGCTACGCTCTTTTTCAAGCAGGGCGATTTCATCCCGCCTCACGTTGATGTCCTTGGCAGCGTCGATTTCTTTTGCGCCCGCCGCTTCCCTGCGCATCAGGTCAAGGATGCGCTTTTTAATTTTCTCGCGCTCAACTTCCGTCTTGGCGCCAAGGCGAATGGCTTCCGTCTCTGCCTTGAGTTGTAGTTCTGCATCTTCACCCGCCTGAGTGCTGACGCGATAGGCAGCGGCGATCTTGCCTTGGTCGCGGATTTGGGTTTCAAGAGTCGCGAGGTATTTGTCTAGGGTTTCCGTGGATTCCTTAGTGGAGCCAGTCGCTTTCTTAGTAGCCTCGTCCAAATCCGCTTTGATGGCGACGTATGTCTGCTCGCGCTTAGCCGCGCGTTCAATAACTTCTTCTTCAAATGCTTTCGCATCTGTTAGTGCGCGGACACTTGGGTAAAGTCGCCGATACGCGTCTTGGAGAACTTTTAGTCGTGCAGCCTCATCCCGTTGGTCCTTAGCACGGATATAAGTTTGCGCGATGGGGCGGCCAACGCCCCGCATGGCGGAGGGGGTGGCCTCACCAAAATCAACCGAGTCTAAGGGGCGGCCTTGACCCACCAAATCAACCTGTTGTCCTTGCGCATCCAAAGACGCGCGAAGTCTTTGGACACCTTCAAGCAGATTCAAAATAGAGGTTAGCGGCCCGCGTAGTTTTTCTACGTTAACGTCTGACTGCAATATAGAAATTACGCCGTTCAGGCTTGTGGCCATCTTTTGAAGTTCGATGTTTGCCTTTCGGCTTTGCTCCGTTTGGTCGTCAAATTTGAACGACTCTATCCGTGTTTTTAATTTCTCTATTTCTTGGGTGTACCCCCCCAAAGACATAGAGCCTTCTAGAACCTGTTCCGTCCACCCACGAAATTGTTCTCGAACCCGCTTTGCAGATTCCGCATATTCTTCAGGTTTGAGTCTAGTTACTTCTGACAAAGACCTGTTAAATGCAGCCAAGCCTCCTGTCTGTAAATCTAGAAAAACATTTCTAAAACTCTTTTGCGCAGTTTGCAGGTCATTTTCCATTTCTCTCAACGCTTTTTTATTTTCTTCTAACTGCACTTTGAGCGCCATAGTAAAGGCTTTTGACGCTTCATATCCGAGTTTCTGATAAGAACGAGTCAGCCGCTCTAGGTCACTTTCCGCGCTGTTTGTCGCTTGGCTTGTGCCTGTTATAAGAGCGGAATTGACCGCGTTGATGCGCGTAGACAAATCTGCATAAGTCTTATCAAACCGCTTTACAGCACTATCTATTTGGTCTAGTTCGCGCCCTGGACCTCGGGCGTAAGCAGTAATAGCGGCGCCAATAGATGCGATGCCTGCCACTATTAGCCCTTTAGGCCCAAACGCAAGCGCCAATCTCAAAAGACTGCCCGCCGCCAGCGTAGCGAGCGCCCCCGCCACCAAATCAAGATTGTTGGCAAGAGTTGCAAGCGCCTTGGCCAACACCTCCACCGCACCGGATTCGCGCGCGGCTTCAATTAATTTGCGGATTTGATCAGTGGTAGAAATAAGTGCTTGATCGAAACCCGCTTCCTTGAAAAGCATGTTCGTTTTGGTCAACTCAGTCGTGAGCCTGCCGAACGCCGCACCAACAGACTGTGATGTGCGCCCAAGCGTTTCGGCGCCACCAGACATGGCGTAAATTTGCTTTACAAATTCAACCGCATACCGCTGAACGTCAATCGTGCCTTCTTCAAAACGCTTATTAATATCAACCGATTTCCCATCTACTTTAATCATGGCGCGTTCGAGCGCAGCCATGGCGACGGGAAGGCGATCACCCATCTGGTTGCGAACTTCTTCCGCCATGAATTTGCCCTTGGACATGGATTGCTCCAATGCCCGAATGACACCCATGGTATCCGCAGCGGAAAGACCGAAGTTACGAGACGCTGCGACCAATTCTGAAAAAGTTTGCCTAGTCTGACCGCCCTCGAACCCTGCGCCCTTCATCGCCAAAGACAGACGCGCAAAAGAGTTGCCCACATCGCCAACGGCAAAACCAACTCGGTTGGCTTCAGCAAAAAGGAAGTTTAAGTTACGCTGAAAGCCAAGTGTGCCTTCTGAAACGGTCTTTAGTGTATTGACAAACTTATCAATTTCTAGGCCCGCTTGAATGACCTCTCGGAGCGCCAAAGTCCCCGCAAGCGCACTAAGGGCCGCTGCGGTGTTAAATGCCACGCGACTAAACCCACCAAGCGAGGCATTCGCCGCGCCAAAAGCTGCGGAGAATACGCGGGCGTTTTCACCTACTTTCGTGAGCAATCCGCCCATCCGCGCTATTTCTCCACTAAGCGCGTTTGCTCCTCGGTTAAACTCCCCCTGCGCTTTTACGGCAGCCATGGACCTTACGCCGTAGGTATTTAATACGTTTATATATCTATTGAGTTCCGCTTCCGCTCCTTTTTTGATACCAACTGCTTGATCTAGGGATAACTGGCGGTTTGCGCGACCAATTATGCTTGCAACGCGCGTTCTAGCTTGCTCAATTTTTCTCTCCATTTGAAGTGTGGCTTGCATTTGTTTGTCGAGTTTGGCGAATGCGCCTTCTGTCTTTTTTGCGTTTTCTTCAAGTGGCTTCGTTCCTGCGTTCGGCTTAGCCGCCTCTCTGCCAATCCTCGTAACCGACTTCTCAACCGCCGTCGCCGCTACGGCAAGATTGTCCAGCGCCGCAATAGCCGCAGCAACCGACTTGGTATCGACCTTGACTGTAAGATTAGCAACTGAATCCGACAAAACTACCCCCGTCTAGAAACTCGTTTTGGCGTGGGCGTTGGGTCAGATTTCTTTGCGGCTTCCCTCGCGGCCCGTGCCGCTTTAGCCAAATCAGCCTGGGTGTTGAGGAAAGCGGTGTCTATAACTTTTATAGCGCGTATCTCATGGGGAAGCAATACGCGCCCCGTCAAATGCAAGTAGGCTTGCATCTCCAGATAACTGATGGGGTTGGCAGAAAACCCGTTTGAACTTCGTGTGCTTTGAAGGTCGAAGAAACTAGACCACGCAAACGAATATTCTTCCGGCATAGGCGGAATGTCGAGACGGTTTTCTAATTCTGCTTTTTGTTGCCGAGAAGCAGGGTCGGTTCTACGTGCAAGATGAGTTAAGGCACGAGCGACGCTATCCGCTTCGCTCGTGCCATCCTCTTTCTTAGTGTATAGCGCGAAATACCTTTCCGCGTGTTCCTTTAGAAGTTCAAGACCGTCCTCATAGAAACGTGGCGCGGTCGTCTAGGGCTTCGCTGACCTGCTCCTTGATCCAAGCGAAGCGAGCATCGGTGTAGATGGTGCGGGCCGCAGTCTCAGACAGCGGAGCGGCAATCGCCTTACCATCCGGGGTGACTAGGTGCCATTCCTTCGTAGCGGCCACTAGGGTCTCAGCACGCTCCGCCTCAAGCTCATCCGCCGTCAGCGTGACACGCCCACGCATCTTGAGGCGCTTGTTGAGCGCGGCCTTCTGCACCTTCTGAACTTCCGGGCTGTCAAGGCTGACAACAGAAATAAAAGCCTCCTTGCCGTTTTCATCGCGGAGGGGCTGACGTGTCTTAGGGTGGAGTAGGATAACCGGAACAGCGTTTGAAACGTCAAGCGCGAGGGCGTCAAGTGACATGGTGGCGAAAGACCTCCTGGGTCAAATAAGAAAGGAAGTTTGAATGTTTTGGTTGAGTGCCTTAGAAAAGTCAAGACAAAAAAAAGAGGCGCCTTGCGGCGCCTCTCTTTTTTAATCTCTAGCTGAATTAGGCGTTGCCGCGCTGCACCACCATAGCAGACGTGCCTTGCGCCGTGTTGGTGGATAGAGGCTTCAGCGCCACGAAAGGCATGGTGACGGTGATGCCGGTATCCGGGCTGTCGTCCACATCGCCGCCGCTATACTTGATGCGGGGCAGAATGATGTTGATGAACTGCGCCGAACTGTTCAGGTCATCCTGATTCTGTAGGCGTAGGATCAGCGTCGATTCGGTCTCGGTCACGAACTTGTCGTGCATCGCAGCATTGGTGAACAGAACCGTGATGGTGCCGCTGATGTCAGCATATCGGCCAAATAGCAGGTCCGGGGTTAGGTTGGTGCCAACCACCTGCGGCCCCGCCATGTTGTTGTTGACCGTGATCTCGGCAGCGGTCACGAGGCCAAGAACAGAGCCGCCTTCATACAACTCGCCATTGACCGCAGCGAACGGCGTGGTCTGCGGCGCGGTGTTGTAGGTGGAAGAAACGGTGCTGGCGACAAAGCCTGAGCCGTCTCGGCCAATCACACTGAAGGTCACACCAACAAGGCCAGATGCCGGGACGGAAATCGTCATCTGGTTGAAGCGCACACCCTTGAACTGCTGATACAGGTTGCGATCAGTCAGCCAACGCTCAATGGTGAAGGAGCGATAGGTCGTGCCAACGCCAACCTTGCGGCCTGCGACCGCGATGGTGGCGGAAGCGGTGGCTGTGGTGCCGATGGTGCCGGGTTCAACCTCGATGGTGGAAACGCCAACGCTGAGCGCCGTGAAGTAGCGATCCGTTAGACCCGTGATCGCGGGGGTGGCGGAGACAGAGAACACTTCACCAACTCGGAAACCAGCGGTCGGGAAGTTTGCAGAACCGCAAGTGATTCGATTGGTGGCAGAGTTGACCGAGATGCTGCTAAAAGGCGCGGAAGAACCCGTCGCCCAAGTGCCGCCCATGATGGCTTCGATGAAGTCATCCCATGACTGCTGCGAAAGCTCGCCAACAATGTCGCCTGATACGGAACGGTAGCCGTGGCGCACGTCCTGGCGCATACGGTCAGAACGACGCTCCTCGGACTGATAAGCCTCCTTCTGTAGATTGACAGAGAAGGACACGTCGCGAACGCGCTGAAAAGTGGAACTGACGGGGGTGGACCCGAAAACTGCTTCCGCTACATAGCCAATTTCTGTAAGGCCACCAACTGCAATAGTGCCGCTCATAATTTTCTCCTAGCGATTAAGGCGGCAATCTTATTCGCCGCAAAAAGTCAATGCGCTACCACCTATAATCCAACAAAACGGGCTAAGTCAATGTAACGCCCTTTACGTGGTGGGCACGTAGGAGAACCAAGGAACGGTGAGACGGATACGCCAAAATGGCCCTTCGCGGTCTGCTACGACCATGCTGGGTGTCGCTTCAATGTTCACGGATATGCCGCTATTCGTCAGCACCAACCCACGGCTAAAGTGCTGCCTGATCCGCTCCGCCAAAGTCGAAGCCGTATTCGGGCCTTGGTCCTGTGGCGCGTAGATATCCAACTGATAGAGGCCGCTCTCAAAGTCCATGGCGCTTTTGTGATTCGCTGCCGCGCGTGTTGCCCCCGGTAAGAAATTGACTCGGATATGAGTTTCATTTGTCTTGGGC